GATGGGTTGTATCACCATCCAGCATTGCCTTTTCCTCAGCTTCGCCGACTGCATCAGCGAAATCTTTCAGGATCTGGCTGACAACGTCAGGCTGAGAATCCTCAACAGCTTCCTCATCGATCACTGTATAGGACATGAGTTTCTTGGCAACCCATTCCAGTGATGTCGATGTGAAACCGCTCTCAGTAGCCTGAACGCCGTCCGGAATAAAATAAGCCGACATCCCAGAACTACGTTTGGGTTTCTTCCACGTCCTTGTGGTCATTGTGAAAGTGTTGAGGATTTTGCGCAGAACGTTTACGTCCCGCACATACTCAATCACCTCTGTTGCCAAAGGCGCAGGCAGATACGAGCTGATGTCGCTATCCCCTTGATCGACCGCGACAGCGAGCGCCTTCCGGAGTAAAGCATCTTTCTTAGGCATTGTCTTCTTTTCCTTTTAGCTCAATCCTAATTACAACTATCTCACTTTTTCTAAAGCGAGATTTAGTTTTCTTTCTTTGTAACTTTCTTCTGGAGCAGTGTGAGGTAAATCGACTTCGCTATCGCTTGCTCTTCCTTAGAAAGAGCATTGAAAGCGCCTTCGTTATCCATCACGTGCTTGACGAACTTAACCGACTTCTCGTCATCAGAAGATACGAGAGACTTTTCGACACTAACCGTCTCTTCTTTCTCTTCCTCTACTTCGGTCTCTTCGCCTACAAGACCTTTGCGAGCGGGAACCAGACTGAGTTTGTCAATCTTCTCAGTCAAGTCTTTAGCCCACTGAGGTATCTCGACAGAAGGAGCAACCGGAGGAACAACCGGAGGGGTAACCGGAGGAGCGACCATCTTCTCCGTAAGAGTCTTGATCGCTTCGAGAATAGGAGCAGCAGACTCACCAATCATCTTGGTGACATCTTCCTTCGTCAAAGGAGACACAGCGGGAGCCACATCTTCCTTCTTAGTCACCGGCGGGACGACGGCAACAATTTCCACCTCTTCTTTCTTCGACATCTCTCTCTCCTTTTTAGGGTTGAACATTTTTTCGACCACTTCGAAAATGTCTGCTTCAGCATTCGCAGGAACACTAACCACCGACACTTCAAACAACTCCATCTCTAAAACTTTAAAACTGGTAATCCTGCCATCTTCATCTCGTTCAACTTGCACTCGTTTAAAACGACCGCCGATACTAAAAGATGTCAGGATTCTTTCTTTTATTTTTGTGCGAATTGATTTGACATCGTCAGCATTTGAAATGCCAACGCGAATTATTAAACCCTTACTATTAACTCTCGTACTTAAAACTCGACCAATCGGCATTTTGCTATCATGATTGAACAATACTGTGCTTGAACCTTTTTGTAAGAGATCGTCTTTGCTATTCAATATAGCTTCATGTGTGATGATATCATCTTGGCGATCTTTCCCTGTTGTGGAAGCATAACCTTCAATCTCAAAACTAAAATTCTCGCTTGCACCCTTTTGTACATTGATATCTTTCGCGTTTAATGCAAATCTGCGACTTATTCCCAGTCTTTTAAAATCAGAAGATTTTTCGACGTATTCTAATGTTGACGTTGATGTCTTAGCCACTTAGTTTGTCTCCTTAAAGGTTTCATCTATCAAGTCGAGCACTTGTTGTGTGTTTCCTTTTTCTAATGCATTCTTTATAAACTCTTTGTAAACTTCGCCCTTTTGTGAAGTCATCTTTTTAGGAGCAGGTTTTTCCTTTGGTTCTTTTCCAGAACTTGTTTGTTCAGAAGGAGGAATAACTCTGCCAGTATTTGGATCTATCTGTCCACCACCTGGAGTTGTAAGCGGAGTTTCGCCCCACTTTACTGGAGGCAAACCACGCCTTGCACGAACTTCATTAATCGACACTATACAAGCAGTTACATCTTCACGATCTATTGTGGCTTGAGTTTGCATGTCTGCATAATCAATTGTTGGGAATGTGATCTTGATATCGTCATACTTAAATCCCATTCTTACTATTTCTTGCGTGTAGTAAAAAGATTCTTTATTAAGGACTGGTCGTATAGCACCATCTTTATATGATTCAACCTGTTGGCCGCTATTTAATTTTCCACTTGTTCCATCAACAATTCCCATAATAAAAGGTTGCATACCGTAAGCAGCAAAGATCTTCGAACGCAATTCAACCCCGTATTCACTGAACTGCAAATCGCGATTAGTCATTGCCATTTTTATATATTTGACTGGAACATTTAATACTGCCATCTTGTGAGTATTATTTACTCCCTTAAATTGTGTCTTCCAATCAGAACGGAATTTATTCAGCCTATTTTTTTCCATCCCTTCAACTGACAATATACCAGATACTTCTGCACCATTCAAGAAGAAATTAGAATTAAACGTTGCTCGCAATATATCTGTAGCTACAGAATTGGCTATAATGTCCATGATCTTTATACCATAGAAAGATTCTGTATTATTGTTAAGAACCATAAATATGATTTCGTTGATGTCGAATTTAATTGCACCAAGGTTTTTATCGTCTTGATTCGGTCGAGCTGTGGAATTTAAAGGAGGCTCTATTATATAAGCATCTTTAGGAGGTATATTTCCGTGCTTATCAGCTTTTATTCTTAGATTTTTAGGAGTTAAAGCATAAAGTTCTTGCACTATTCCTGAGTCTGAATTAACTTTTTCTATAATACCCCTTCCATAAACTAACATGTTCAATATTGTTTTTTCTCGTATTTCTGCAAAAGACTCTTTATTATTGTTAGGGTTCTCTAAAAAATTCTTTACATTTTTAATTCTTTGTTTTAAGCGTCCAGATACCTTTGCTGTTTTGTCTGACGGAACAACTTCAGGTTCTGATTTTATACAATCACGCACTATCCTATTGACTGTAGCAAAAACCCATTCGTTGCCTTTAAATAACGACCAAGCGTCTTCGTCATTTAATTTTACAATTCCTGGTTGTATGATACCATTATGATTCATATCTTCCACATAACCGCGTGAATTTTTCGTCTTATCAATAATGGCTATCTTTGAAACAGCACTATTAGCCATATTTATTCGTCTTGACTTTTTAGTCATCTGAATCTCCAAGCAAGACGTAGTCGCCTGTGCAACTCAAGAACTTCTCGCAGGCGACAATCGTCGATGCAAATGCATCCCAAACATCTTTGGATTTCTTTTTAGCATGATCCACTTTTTTGCCTTCTATTGTCTTTAAATGCTTCGCCTCATCACACAGCAACCAAGAATATGGGTATTCAACCCTTTGTTCGATTACAGCATATTTCGCATTTGATGGAACTTCGTCAGTTCTATCACAAGATATTAATTCTACACGCATTCCCTTGTCTTCAAGTTCTTGTTTTATAAAATGTGAATTGAATTGGTCAAAAGAACAACCTTCGATTAAAAATCCTTTATTAACTAAACTCATAATTAAGTAATCAAGTATCGCCTTATAATAAAATTCACCATTTTTCAACATCCTTGCATTTCTTTCTGTTCCTGTAGAAATCCAACCTACTGCTGCTATCTTTATAAGAGATCTTGTTTCAAACCTGTCGTCATCATCTATACTAGCCAAATCAAAATCTTTATCCCTTTCAGCTCTCTCTTTTAACTTATAAGAATCCATTTCTATCTTAACTTCACCAACCGTTTGTCCTAATGCAAATCCTATTCGGTCTCTTGACTTGGCTAGATCGAAATGCATCCAAAAAGAATTATTTTCTTTGGGAGGTTGAAACCAATCGTGCCAATATCCATTACCTTTATAAGCATTCACAGTACATCCCTCATATTCTAAACAAGAATGTATATCTCCATATTCTTTTCTTCTTTGGTAAACAGGACACTGATGACATGTTTCACAACAATAATTTTCCATATCATTAGGATCAGGCCAAAAACTTTCTATAACGCCTACTGGTTGAGCACCAAAGTCACGCATCGTTCTTCTATAATCGCGTATCATTTCGTGTTTAAAATCTTCTTTGGTTAAATTAGGATTTATGTCCCAAGTTGCTGCCTGTTCTGTGTATCCATCTTCTCTACTACT